CACTAGGAGATTCATATCCTATTTGCACACCTTCAAAATTCACTATAGACATTTTGGCAATTGTTTCATAAGTGACCCCTTGGGTGATTATCTCAGCTGATAATATGGAAAAATCATTATAGTCTTCCCTGATTTTAATTAATCCGTCAAGGAGATTGTTAAATCGTTTTATATCTCCGCCAATTATATCATTGTCCAAAAACAAAAACCTTTTAACTCCATACACTTTAATATAGGTTCTTATCTCATCTATGATAACATCGCTTGATTTAGAACGACTTTTATATCCTGTATTCAAAAAACAAAAATGACATTTTCGCCAATGACATCCTCTACCTCCTTCAATAGGAAGTACTATATCTTTCTTTTCTAAGGTATTATCTATTTGCTCAAAATAATCTGTAAAATCAAATTTTAGTTCATCAATATTAGAATATTGAAGAGGTTGGATTTTGGGGCTTATAACATTATCTGATGATAGCGTATTGGGAATTTGATGAATATCTCCACCTTGTGTTAGAATCTCACAAGTTAATCTTAAAGAATGTTCCCCCTCTCCCCAAGACACAAAATCAAAATACTTAAAGTTTTTTAGAAATGCGGATGCTTCATTTTTTGTGCCAAAACCTCCTATTATAAGTATCTGTTTTGGCAGAGCATTTTTAATTTTGCGTGCAATTATTGTTGCAATAATCCATTGATAAAAAAGTGAAGAAAATCCAATTAAAAGAAATTCTTCATGCACTAGGCGTCTTTCTATAAAGTTATCAATGTATTGATTGAATGCATCGTGAAATCTATAGAACTCTGACATTATATCATCTCTTCCTTTTATGTGCAATTGTGGCTTGAGATACAAAATATTATCAATTAATGAGTTTAATAATGCATTCTGCTTATATTCTATCCCGAGATAAGCATAAAATGGTATAAATTTTACCAATTCCCTTTTATATATCTCATTTCCCAAATTTAGAAAAGACTCTAATATGGGACATAGTTTAATATTCCAATATTCAATATTAACATTGTGTCCCAGGCCTTCTAAAGTTTGTTTTAAAACAGAATGAGCAGGTGATGGCATACTTTCCATTGAGGGAGGTAGCCAATTTAATAAGATTTTTGCCATAATTTTATTTATAATAAGGACGTGCTAAACTTGATTAATATCTATAAATGACTAACCATTAATAACCCATCATACTCAATGATACATAATAATTGAATAGTCGTTACTGATAAAGAATTTATTTAGCACACCCTTTTTAATTTACTTGATACTTGATCAATCACCTATAACCTTATTGTTAGAGACTTCGATGCCTCCTGATACTCCCTTGTAATTCACAGAAGCAGTAGCTTTAACATTAACTTTACTAGATCCACCTTTTACAAGGTCTTTCTCAGACTGTGTAAAACGGTCAATCATAGTAACATTTGATAGAATATTTTTCTTTTTCATCGTAATGCCATTAAAAATTTACTGAAACACCAATTTTAACCCACGGTTCATCTTTTATAGGAAACGTTTGCGAATTTTGGGAAGAATTTTTAGTTGATATTCCTCCCTTGATGGAATGTAGAGATTCTTTTGTGAGAATGTCTATTTCCTGCATACTTAAATTTACTTTTTTTCTTTTCATTTGATTTTTATTTGTTACCGTATAATCCGCAAATCCAAATTTCCGCAGAATCCGAAACGAAGCGTTCGATTTTCAGGGAAAAGGACAAAACGAAGCGTTCAAAAAAGGAAAGCGCGCAACACTCAAAAAGCCGAAACAAAAGTTTTGTAATGACCTCTGTTTCGGCTTTATAATTTCATAAAAAATGGCTTTATAACGGCATTAAAATAAGGCTCAAAAGTTTGGCCTTCTACTTGAAAAATTGTATCTTTGTTCAGTGCTAAGCAGCTGTTTTATGAACTAATTTTTCCTGTTTCTTATACAGCATCATGTCTGTATATTCGGCAGAATAATTCATGTGGGCATTGAATTCCTTTTTTGTACAACCCTCAAAAGGATTGCCAATGGTTTTGTTTGCTCCAATCCATTCACACAGTTCAAGTATGGAGGATTTATTGGATGTGAAATAAACGAAGGAATGCTTTTCGAGTATCTTTAAAACATCCAAATAATCAGACAAGCGCCAATACATATTGTACGTACCAACATCAGTGGAAAGATAAGGCGGATCAATTAAAAAGACGACTCCGGGAACATCCTTATATTGGTTGAATACTGCTTTGTAGTCGCATGATACAATTTCAAGCCCTTTTAAGTAGTCAGAAGACTCCGGATAACCGGTCTTGCGAATGTTGTTATAAAGGACTTCCTTGCGCATTTCGGCTACAGACAATTTATACTTCATGGAGAACATAAGTGAGGATGATAAGGTTATAAAATCCACGTACCCAACATTTAGTTCTTCTTCCTCGATACGTTTAAAAATGCGTTCTCTAAGTTCCCCTTTAATTGGTTTATGTTTGGGTATCGAATTACCCACCAGCTCCCTAATATCGGCAAGCAGTTTATTTGTCTGTGGGATATTTTTCAGTCTGAACCGGTAGTTGTCGAAGTCATTGTAGACAACAGTAGCATCGGGCTTGCTTCTTTTGGCTATATGCGAAAGAAGTCCGGAACCGCCAAACAAGTCCACAAACACGGTATCTTCAGGGAACTGTTCCAAAACTTTAATAAACTCTTTAGCAAACATTCTTTTTTGGCCTACAAATGGCAGTGGTGCAGATAAATTCATATTCTTCATACGTTCAAGTCAAATTTAATGTTTTCAACTCCGGATAACAGTTCCAGAGTCCGGTCAATGTTATTTTCATATATATGCACATTTCCAAGGTCAAGGGTTATGGACTTCAGGGGAAGCTCCACCTGCCTTGCCATCAGATAAAGATGATAAATATCAGCCGGAAGCCCAAGGTTCGCATCAGAACTACGCTGATATGCAGATAGCACCAATTCTCCCTCATCAATTTGGAACTGCACAAGACTCAGGCAGGGTGCCTGGTTGCTTTCCACCCCGGTTTCTCCAAGAAACAGGACATAATTCTTGCTGTTGCGCTTTTCCCGGTTAATCCTGGTTATGAGGGGTGGAAGCTTTTCAAAGTAAGTTGGATAGCTGTTTACAAGGGTATGGCCGCAATAATCCCACCAGGTAATCCCTGCCTCTTTGTATTTTTCCACATCCCGGACTCCTTGCATAAACAGTTTCAATTCCTCTTTCAGCTTTTTCCTGGCTATCCCGTGGCTTTCAAATATGTCAAGTAAATCAGCGGGGGTTAGCATGAGCCTTTCGTTTAATAGATACTTGATACGCCCTTTCCTATTGGTCTGGATTTTGCCCGTTTGGAGTATCTTGTCTAATGTCTGGTAATACTTATTCATGAGCTTTATTTTTGGTTGTACAAAGGTAGCTCTACCGGACAACACAAGGCATCCCCGGCACATCAATCACACTGCACCGAGCGTGCAGTGCTTTCCAAACCGTTTGATAACATCATACACCTTACGTTCGCTTACCGAATATTTATTTGTCAAAAACGCCACTGCATAAGTGGTCTTTTCACCTTGTTTTTTCATGACCTCATACTCCGTATATAAGTCTATGAATCGAAGGTCATCCTGCTTGCCGCCCAAACTTATAAGCATTTCAAGCGGTTCTCTGTTAAATTTAAGTGCTTCAAACAATGTCATATCCAATCATTTTTGTACTTTTGCAATGCCAATCATTTATTTAATGCGTAAAAACGCCACGAGAGTGCGGCAGAGGGCATTGCCCCCGGTCGCGCACTCTCGTGGCGTTTTGTGTTAATAAATGATTGGCGTCTATATTAACAGGCCGGGGGCTTTTTTTATCCCTCCCCCGAAGGGATTGTCAATCACTCAATCCGATATAATTCCAAATTGAACTTGTCCTTTTTTTCCCAGCCTTCAGCCAGAACTGTCTGAATGAATCCTACTGCTTTTGTATAGAAATCTTTCAGTTCTTCTAACTGAGTAAAAGTATGGTATTCCGGTTGTTCATCCGAACCAAACTTAAACGTCACTGGCAGGGTTTCTCCGCCCGTCTGAACGGCCAAATCGTATGCTGCCTTATAGTTGTACTGGTTCTCCACAGAAAGCCATACATGGGCACCATTATAGGCGAATCCGGATAGGATAGCCGCATCAGTCTGGCTGTTATACCAGGACATAACCAATGTGTGGATTTCCTCATCAGTAGGCTTATGCCCGAACTCCTCTTCCATGTAGGAGGCAGAGCCGTTCTCTTTTTCCTGCACATCCCATCGGATGCGCCATTTGTCTTTAACCGGGTTCGTGCATTCCATCAGCGAAACCCCGGAACTTCCTTCAACTCTTCTCATGTAAACACGTATTTGGTTCTACCTTTGCCGAATGTCTCTGTCTTGATGGTCGTTTCAAACGGGAAACCATCCGGCATT